CATTAAATTTATTTATGAAAAAGTTAAAGTCGAATGGGAGGATCTTAAGTACAGAAAGTACACACCAGACTTTATACTTGAGAATGGAATCATTATTGAAACCAAAGGATTGTTTACTGCCGAAGATAGACGTAAGCATTTACTGGTAAAGAAACAACATGCGAATCTTGAAATTAGATTTGTATTTGAAAGTAGTAAACGTAGGCTATCAAAAGTATCAAAGACAACTTACGGGGATTGGTGTACCAAGCACGGATTTATCTATGCCGATAAAGAAATACCTGAAGCATGGCTTAAAGAGAAAACACGTAGTAAAATATTTTACCCTGAACTTATCAACTATCCACATAGAAGGAAGACAGATGATGGCACCGCTTAATGATAATGATATTGCACTGGTAGTGCGCCCTAATTTACAAGCAGGTAAATGGGATGGAACGGTTAACTTAAACATTGTCGCCATGCCCTCACCGGATCTGTCGGCTGAGTCTGCTGAAGACTTGCTATACATGGTCAATGGATTGGTTGCCTGCTTCCAACTGATGAACTCAGATTCAACTTTTGCTAATCGTGTATCCGTTTACATGGCAAAGCTTCGTGAAGAAAATGATCAAGCAGAATCGTTAACTCCCGATAACGTAGTGCAACTTGACCAGTGGACTAAGACAAAGGGGACAGCATGAAAGCAAAGACACTGGGCGACATCATTCGTCAGACACAGGGAGCATCTATCGATGATGCTTCTCCATCAGAGTGGAGTTCTGCTGCCAATAGAAACTATGAAGAACAGAACAAAGAAGGTTTGGATGAAGTACAAAAACCAGCCCATTACAACTTCGGTAAGTACGAAACTATCGATGTAATCCTAGACACACTAGGCCCATACGAAACAATTAACTACTGTCACGGCAATGTGCTGAAGTACGTAATCAGAATGTGGCACAAGGGCAAACCCATTCAGGATGCACGTAAAGCTAAGTGGTATCTTGAGAAGATGACTGAGCTTCTTGAGAAAACAGAAGGCACCAATTGGTAAGAGGCTGGCATGGTTACAGCAGAAGTTAAATTTTATGTCGAGTTTGATGAGGACAATATGCCAACAGCATATACCAATACAGAGTATTTAATTGAAGTCATACAAGAGGCAGTAACAGACGCCATGTACGACATAAATGCAGATCTAGTTGGTGCAACTAAAGTAGAGATTGATCACGCATGACAGTAAAGAAAAGGTTTAGTAAAGACCTACACCAAGAGAATGACACACTTGCTAGAGCAGCGGGTAAAAGGTATTGGGGTAGTTTTGGTTATACGGTTGAGGATAATCCAGACCGCTACGGCGCAGATCTTATTGTAAATACGGGGTGGGAAGTGTTTTACTCAGAGGTCGAGATCAAGCGGGTGTGGTCTGGACCCACTTTCCAGTACGACACATTGCAAATACCAGCACGTAAAAAGAAATTTACTGAACTGGATATGCCGTGTGTGTTTTTAGTTATAAACAAAGAACAAACGCATGCATTTGTTTGTGGCACTCAAGCTCTGTTGGATTCGCCGTTAGTTGAGGTTCCAAACAAATACGTGTATAGTGGAGAAATGTTTTATCAAGTACCGATCAATACTCTTTTGTACGTTACCATACCATGCTAAATATAAAACAGGATATAGAAGAACAAGCAGATCCATATGCAGGGTTAGGTGCAGCCGATGTCATTGATCGTGGCATACTGGATTCTAATTCGTATGTGCTCAGTGGCATGATTGATTCTGATTCTGTTGATGCCGCTATTCGCTGGTTGATATTTGAAAATAATAAACCCAGCCACCATACGCTGACAATGTATGTCAATTCCATGGGCGGTTATTTAGATGATGCATTCTGCCTCATCGACATGATGCGATACACCAAGCACAACATCCGTACTGTTGGTGTTGGCAATGTCATGTCTGCAGCTTTCTTAATATTTTCAAGTGGCACAAAAGGACTTCGCTTTATAGGCAAGAATGCCAACACAATGTCCCACCAGTTTTCTGACTGTGTTGACGGTAAGCACCATGACATAAAGTCGTACATGAAATCAGCAGAGTACACTAATCAAAGAATGATTAATCTTTTAAGAGACAACACAGGATTAGATGCATCAACAATACGGCGTAAGCTTTTGCCACCCAGTGACGTGTGGTTAACGCCAGATGAGTTAATTGAATTGAAAGTGGCAGACCATGTTCTATAGTCAAGACTTTTTAATTACCATGCAACACCTACGCAGCATCATTGATGCAGAAGTTAAACGTGCGGTGGAAGAAGAGCGAGAGTGTTGCGCTAAACTTGCTGAAGTAACTGGCTTGGGGGAGCCGCACTCAATGCCCCCTTACAGTGTGCGTGATTACATTGCACATGAGATTAGAAACAGAGGTTCCAATGCTTAGTTTAAAACATTACAGTTGGGTTGTATCTTTTGATGATGGCACGAGACTGTCTTATGATTTTCAAATGGACAGTGATTGCAGTTGGCCTGAAGTATTACAACGCTTTGCCAGCTTCCTTGAGAAAGAAGGATATCCCGGTGTGCAAGAAACTGTAGACGAGATTTGTGCAGAGAAAGCACAGCGTTTGCAAGAGATCATCGAAGGTTCAGAAGCATTACAACAGCTTCACTCTAATGATAGTTCGACTGGTAAGCATTAATGCTATTAGAAAGGGAGACTGGATTGTTAAAGTATCTCAGGCATTTGATCAAATAGTTGTAGTGGCGTATCATGCAACACGGTACGAGGGACACGTTAAGTTTTTCTTGTGCGAACAAGAGGCAATAGTATATGTAGAAACCCTCTTGTTAAAAGGGGACAGCGTTTAATAATAAAAAAGTTCTTGCTATTAGGAGGCCAATCTGTATAACTATATGATCCCGGGGCACTCATCCGAAAGTGCCCTATTTTTTTCACTATAATTCTGGAGATTTAATGACCCCCTATTCAACTTACATAGCCAAATCCCGGTACTCACGCTACCTTTCTGACATGAAACGCAGGGAGCACTGGGAGGAGACTGTCAATCGGTACACAACATTCATGGTTAAACATCTACGGGAGAAGTTTAACTACACTGTGACAGATGATTTATACAAAGAGCTAAGAGATGCAATCATCAACCTAGAAGTAATGCCTTCTATGAGGGCTATAATGACCGCTGGCAAGGCTTTGGACAGAGACAATACCGCAGGGTACAACTGCTCCTATCTGCCCATAGATGACCCAAAAGCCTTTGATGAGGCAATGTATATTTTATTGTGTGGTACGGGTGTAGGATTCTCTGTGGAGCACAGATATGTCGACCAGCTACCTGAAGTGCCGGACCAGTTGTTTGATTCTGAGACTGTTATTTCTGTTGCAGATTCCAAAGAAGGCTGGGCTAAAGCATTACGTCAACTCATCGCTCTACTATACTCTGGGGAGGTGGCAAAGTATGACCTTAGCAAGATCCGCCCAGCCGGAGCAAGACTTAAAACTTTTGGGGGGAGAGCTTCTGGGCCTGCGCCTCTGGATGAATTATTTAAGTTTACTATTGCCAAGTTTAGATCAGCAATTGGTAGGAAACTTACATCAATCGAATGCCATGATATTCTGTGCAAGATCGGGGAAGTTGTTGTTGTGGGTGGGGTGCGTAGATCGGCAATGATCAGCTTGTCAGATTTAGAAGACGATAGGATGCGCCATGCAAAAACTGGAGACTGGTGGACACATAACGGGCAACGGGCTTTGGCTAACAACTCAGCAACTTACAACGCTAAACCAGATATTGGACAGTTTCTTGCAGAATGGACAAGCCTTTACAACAGTCATTCTGGAGAACGAGGCATCTTCTCTAGGGACGCAAGTAAGACTCAAGCAAAGAAGAATGGCAGACGGGACAGTGACTATGACTTTGGAACTAATCCCTGCTCGGAAATTATATTAAGGCCATATCAATTTTGTAACCTCACAGAAGTAGTAGTACGTGAGGAAGACACACTGGAATCCTTGTCACGCAAGGTGCGTATTGCTACCATACTTGGCACGTTCCAATCTACACTTACACACTTCCCCTATCTACGTAAGATATGGCAGAAGAACACTGAAGAAGAGCGTCTGTTGGGTGTATCATTAACTGGTATTCTTGATAACGAATGGATGGGTACAATCTGTGACAGCACTAAGAAGAATCTTGAACAGCTACGCCAAGTCGCCGTTAGCACCAACATGGACTTTGCAGCAAATCTGGGAATCCCTCAGTCTACTGCTATTACTTGCGTCAAACCTAGTGGCACTGTTAGCCAACTTGTTGATTCTGCCTCTGGTATTCATACTCGACATAGTGATTATTACATTCGCAGGGTTAGGGGAGATAAAAAAGATCCTCTTACGGCGTTTCTTATAGAGGCTGGAGTACCTGCAGAAGACTGTGTCATGCGTCCTGAGAGCACTGTAGTGTTTTCATTCCCAATGAAATCACCAGACCACGCTCGTACCCGTGAGGATCTAGATGCAGTGCAGCATTTAGATCTGTGGCTAATGTATCAACGGCATTGGTGTGAGCACAAACCTTCTGTCACTATCTCTGTCAAGGAAGAGGAGTGGATGGATGTGGGTGCTTGGGTGTGGAGAAACTTCGATGAGATCAGTGGGGTATCCTTCTTGCCTTACGATGGTGGCACGTATCGACAGGCTCCATATGAGGAGTGCTCCAAAGAGGATTACGAAACTTTGTTAGCTAAGATGCCAAAGGATATTCACTGGGATGTCTTGGTTGAGCATGACGATAATGTCGAAGGTGTGCAGACACTTGCTTGCACTGGTTCTACCTGTGAGATATAATAGGGACCGTATGGATACTCAACACATCAAGAAAGAACGTACAGCACCTCTGTCTATTCAGTTTGACAAAGGCAAGTTTGCATTCAAGAAAGGGTGGCTTGGAAATCCATACAAGCCCGATACTGTTCAGGGCAAAGAGTGGCAGCGAGGATTCAATGCTGCCTATTTTGAGAACCTAGAAAGAAGGAGTTAGTATGTACGTAGTCAAACTCAATGGTCGTAAACTTAAAATCAAATCTTTTCGTGTGTCATTTAAATCATATGAAGCAGCACGTACTCTGCTGAAGCGTTTGATTCGTAGCAAAGGACACAACTCTGACCGTGGCTATACCCATCTGGGATACAGCATTCAGCGCATTTAAGTTGTAGCTGACATAGCTCAGTTGGTAGAGCAACTGATTTGTAATCAGTAGGTCGTGGGTTCAAGTCCTACTGTCAGCACCAAACTATCAGGGGGCTTAGTGCCCCCTGTTTTTTATCTGAATCCAGATATACGTGCTTGATACTTGTAGACTTGGTTGTACGCTTTATCTTCGTCCATCGTACGCCCATTATTATCTTTGGCGTACAACTCGTTAATAGCCTTACGTTCTCTCTGTGGCAACTTATTAAACGTCAGCTTATCGACACGTTCACGATCAGAGACAGTCATCCTTCCCTGTGTTAACTGCCTACCAATATCCAATGCCATGCTCATGTTTTCAGAGAGTGCAATCTTTTGCTGAGTCGGTGTCATTCGATTAAATCTTTCCGACTCAATAAAGTTTCCTACAAGACGTTCTACATAGGGAATTGAGTTCTCTATAACAGCACGGTCATAGACCTTATCTCCAGATGATCCGTAGAATGTATAAGGATCTAAGCTAAGCTTCTTAAACTGTTCCTCTATCTTGTTAACACGTGGCACTACACGCATACCTGATAACACGTTAAAGAATTCCCCACCACGCATTGGTGTTTCTCTACGTAAGTATCTCTTAGCTTCAGGCAACTCTTCTTTAAGTGCTGGCAATTTACCTTTGATTCTGTTCATTGCTGCTTCGGTGACAATGTCATCGCCAGTGATTACATTGGGATCACGCACTACCTGAGATTCTCTGTCAAACATATCTAAGTAAGCAAACACGGGTTGTCCGGGCTGTACGAATCTTCCAGCAAAGTCACCAATTATTTTTCCTATGGCTGTTTTTAACTTCTCGCCTTCTTTGCCTTCAGTAGTTGCAATCAACTCAGGTAAAGAATCTAAAAAGGTTGCTTGTGCTCCAGCAGGCAACTTCATGCCCACGATAGTAGATACCATTTCAGATACCTTGGCTTCATCCTCTTTGCCTAGTTTCATCTTGGCAAGAAAATCGCCAATAGCTAGATACGGGCCGATTGGAAATATTGCACGTGTGTCTACAGTAGAACCATCATCACCTTGAACATTAAACCACTCTGTGTTTTGATTCTCTAAACGGTACTTGTAAGCAGCGTACATAATGGCAGTGCCAACAGCACCACGTGAGAACTTACCAACGCCTTCCCGCATCATTCTCTCAGCACGTGCAGGATCTTTACTAAACAACGTACTGGCTTTCATCATATCGCCTACACCAGAGGTAGCACCAATGGGACTATAGCGATATTGAAAAGACATGGCATTAGTCATGAACCGTGGGAATGTTACAACCAAACTTCCTCCGGGCAGACCTTCAAAGAATCTTACAAACTGGTTAGCAAGACCTTCTGCCTTGGCTTCTACAGTTACCTGCCCTGCCTTATGTGGCTTTGGCATGTACGAGAAGGTAGCTTTCAGAGCATCGTCTGCTGCATTCTTAATTACATCAGCAGGAATCTGCTTACCATCGGCAATGATCTTGTACATGTCAAGACCGACAGCACGTAACTGCCTCTCTACACTGGCAGTAAATGCTGCACGTCTAAACAAAGCATCTTGTGCTACGTTAAAAGTGTTAGCCATACGAGATACAGCAGATAGTTGGGCATTGCCTGTCTCTTGCAAGGCAGAGAATAGCTGCTGCTTAATGCGTGGATTGTCTGCTAAAATCTTTTCAGTTACTTCAGCAGTAATGCCTGCATTTGTGAGGTAGGTAAGTGTACCAAAAGCATCACGAATAGTAGTCTGCAATCCTTTTGTAAGATCACCTCTTTCGTATGTTCCTGTTGCCGCACCTTTTAATACTTTGCCTGTTGTGTATAGGGCACCTTCTAACAGACGTGAGGCAGCATCCCATGTCATACCCATGGTAGTGCCCATCATGTTACGTGTGGTAGTTGCAATACTGGATACAACTAAAGCCTTTGATTCTCGCTCTAGCCTTCTAATACCATTCATTAGATATCCCATGGCAGAGGTTACATCTTGATCTTTGCCGTACATATCTTTAATAATCTTCTCTGCTTCAGGATCAAGTTCTGCAACACGTTTTAGTGTACGTGCTAAGGCGGAGTATCCTTGCATAATGCTGGCTGCATCTGCCACTGTAGTACGAGTGGCTTGTGCAAATTCTGCAGGACTTAAGTTGGCTTTCTTTAATGCGGCATCTAAAACGACATCATCGATTTGCTCTGTTGTCATAAAAACATCTTTTACCGCATCGCTAATCTTTTGTCCTTGCTTGGGACGAAATGTAGGATCAAGAATCATTACGTACTTAGCAACATCAATCGCTTTACGATTGACATCTGTACGTATCTCTGCTTGTGTTAATGGTCCGGGTGGAGATAATTCATCTAGCACCTTACGGCCTTCAAAGATATCAAACTTAGATAAAGTGTCTTCCAGTTCTTTATCAAAGTCGGCTACTAATTTTTGTGTAGCTGGGTCTTCAATAGATCTTGCAGACTTGCGCCCTGCCAATACAGATTCTAGATCTTCCTTGGTACTTTTCTTAGGCATGCGGAAAGCAGCACGGGCTTCTGCACCACCAAAGACAGCACTGATGCTGCCTGCAAGGGTAGCTTCACCATAACTTAATTCTTCACGTCTGCCTGTTTCAATTTGTAATTGTTGCTGTACTAAGTTCTCTCCAGTGCCGAGCGTAGCTTCTGCTGCCGCAGCACCACCGATAGCAGCAATACGTTTTTTCAATGCAAAGTTAATGCCTTCACGTGCAGCTTTATATCTAGCAGCAGCACCAATACCAAAGCTAATGATATTAGTTGGTTCAGATACTGCAGCAAATGTAGCTTCAGCAAAAGGACGTACTCCCGGCTGTCCACCAGCTTCGTACCAATCCGGTATAGTGTCGTATAGTTGATGAGCCTTGGCAGCTTTACGTACATCATCTACCTTGGCGTTGTAGATCCAGTTCAGTTCAGGAACAGCATTAAGTGTTGTGTTCCATTCTGACTGTCGCATTGAAGTCATCCAACGCTTGACATAGTCTTCGTTAGATTCTTTTGATTTCTGCTTTCCAGATTCTCCGTATCTTGCTATAGCGTAATCACGGATGATTTGAAGGTTCTCATCTTTAGTAAGATCTTTAAAGTTTGTAGTTGTCTTTGTCGGAAGATCCCGTGGAGTTACATCAGCTACAGGCGCAGTACCTGTCTCCATCTCAAATGTAGAACCCAGTGCCCTGTTAGTTTGCTGAGTAGTCGGAGTTACAATCGGTAAAGAAAACTCATCTGCTTTTTCTTTACGAACACCAACAACTGGCAAATCAAAATCACTTGCCATGTTATTCCTTTACCTTACAGGTTGGAAACTAGTTCCGTTCCAAATTTTACTTACGCCATTACTGTCTACGTAAGTCTCACCGGATACAAGTTTAGATCCGTCAATCTTTCCTTCTTTTGTTTTTGGTATAGGTTTACCTTTACCGGCAGCAGTTCCCGGAAGTGCTTGAGGTCTTGCTGCTTGTCTGCGCTCATTAAATTGATAGGCTTTATTGTACGCATCAATAGCCCTTTGTTTTTCTTCAGTAGATAAATGATCCATAGCATTTACTTGCGAAGAAAACTTTTCTGGAGAAACAAATTCAGCATTCTCTGTACGTGCTGGTGTCTTTCCTTGGGCAGCATTTTTCCACGATACAATTCTATTATTTTCTATCTCAGCATATATTGACAATGCTCTTTTTGCTGCTTCTCCCGCAGGACCGCCTGTAATGTTTCCTTTTTCATCAATCAAACCATTTGCAAAAGCTGCATCTCTAATGATTTTATTTTTATGATCGATGTAAGAACCAATAGCATCCGCATCTCCAATAATTGGAACATAGTCATTCTTGCTGGGATCAAATCTAATTACACCTTTTTGAACAAGAATATCTAGACCGTTCTTAAGTGAACGATCAAAGATAGTATTGATGTTGCCAAAGGTTAAGTCGCCTTTCTTTTCAGGATCGACCATGTTATCTACTACAATCATGGCCCGAAGCTTTGAAAGACTTCTTTGTACTTCAGGATTCTTTAATGCTTGTCCAACTGCTCTGTTGTAATCATCAGACCCTTGCTCTAAGCCTTGTGTTGCTCTGGCTAAGTGATCACGGAATTTTGCTTTAACTGCAGCATCAGATTCTGGACTTGAGAAAGCAGTTAAATCTAATCGACCTACGGGTTTAAACTCAGCAATCTTATCAAATTTATTTTTGTACAGATCGTCAATAGACACTCCTGATGCTTTTGCAAACTTCTCACGTGTCTCTGCCCCAGCACGTGTTGGTAAACCAAAGGCACCTTTTTCTACTTCTTCTGTTGGCATTGCTTCTGCCCCGGGTTTTAGTGTGGTCAGTCTACCTACTACATCTTGCACTGTGCCTTTGTAATCTTTTCCGGGAGTAAACAGACCAGCAGTCTGTTCGTCTGTTAAGTTGGCACCGTCTTTCTTTAAATTAGCAATGACAGTGTCTGCCTGTCCTGATTCTAAAATACCTGCAATTTGTGTTTCAGTAAGACGATTGCCGGACAGTGCTTGCAGATCTTTGGCCTGTTGACGGAGTTCATCACGGCGAGTATTGGCTTCTTCTAAAGACTTCTCACGCTTACGCAATAGATAATTCATCCGTGTGCTTACGGTATCACGGATCTCTTTATCTTTTTCTTCTATTACTTCGGTTGCACCTTTGGCAAACCCAGTTACAAATGCGGTTAGCATTATTCCTCCATCATCCGTTTAGCCATTAATCCTTTACGCTCTACTTCCATCGGAGCAGGTGCTGGTGCCTGTGCTTCTTTAGAAATCTCACGGGCAATCTCTTTAGCAATCTCACGTGGCACACGTTTTTTAACAGCCTCTTTCTCATAAGATTCTATGTAGTCCACATTGCTTATATCACCAACATACATAATCATTTCACGAATTACAGGATTGACAAGTACTGATATATCATAAGAATGAACACCGTTCATGACACCAGAGTTTAGAATCTGATCTGCCATAGCTTCTACAGATATACCAGTATCAAGTGCACTAATGATTGCACTTTCAACATCATCATCTGTCATGCGCTCAGTGTAGAAATCAATAACCTCTTCTATCTTAGAAAACTGAGGGGGATTCTCCCATGGATAATTTCCGGGTTCGCCTGTTAAGGAAGAACCGGGAATAGGGGCAGTTAGAAACTTAGGATCAATTGCCATTTCTAATCTCCATTCGTTTCTGACGGATGTCCATTACATAGTTAGCCATACGCTCAATAATATCGTCTGATTTTTTAATTGGCGTTACAGAACTTTTAGGGCTAAGTAAACCTTTAGTTTTAACTTTAGGTTCTTGACCTGTGCGTTCTTCAATGACACGCTCTAGCTGTTTAATATATCGATTCATTTTAGAATTCCTGCCCGAAGTCAGTATCTGGTACGTCTGTACCAGCGGTCCATACTAATTCACCCTGATAGTAGTAATTTCCAGAGGGATCAATGGCTGTGCCATCTGTGTAGTATGTCCATCCATATCCCGGATCAGTAGAGCTAAGGTTAGAAGTATCAATCAATGCAGCACCGCCAGTGCCCCCACCAAGCTGAGCAATAGCACCAGCTTTAATAGTACCAAAGGCACTCTTCATTGCAGAGTAAGCATCGCCAGCAATTGTAGTCTTCTCCATAATCTTTGCAGAGACATTTCCAAGAGCTTCGTACATCTTGCCTTCTAAAGCAAGCTTAGCTGCTTCTACTGCTGCTTGCTTCTGTAGCACAGCAATCGCTACATAGTTTTCTCTGTTTTTATTATTCTCGCCAGATGTAAATGCGTACTGAATATTATCACGGAAAACTTGCATCTGATTGTTATACTCAGCTAAACCTACTTGTAAAGCAGACTGTGCATTAATTTCATTGGCACGGTTAATCGCTGCAGTGTTAGCTGTAGAAATCTCTCTACGCCATGCGGCATTGGATTGATCAATCACTAATCTATTTTGAGCATTAAATTGCTCACGTTGATTTTGTGATTCAGTATTAAATCTAGCTACAGTATTATACTGGTCAGCATTAAACTGCGACATAGCATTTGTTTGTGTTGCATTAAACTGCTGTACTTGTGTTGCAAGACCAGCAAAGAATTGTGTAACTTGATTCTGACTGGCAGCATTAAATTGTCTAGCAGCGTTTTCCGCAGCTTGATCTGACAATATGGCCTGCACATTCGATTGTGCTTTAAACATTTCTGCCTGCTGTGAATAGCTCAAGTTAGCCATGTCCATTTGCAAGAAAGCTTGAGCATTTGCTACAGCCGCTTGCTGACGATTATTTAAGTTAGCAGTTTCAAGTGTGGCAATCTGAGCAGCATTTGCCATGACCAATGCTTGCCTATTATTTAGATTAGCCATGTCCATAGTCTGAGCAAGACGGGCATTCTCTATTGCTATCTGTTGCTGGGCATTAAAGTTTTGATTGGCAATATCAGCAACCTTGGCTGCATTTAAAACACGAGTCTGAAAGTTTTGATCAAACTCTTGTCCTAAAAACTGAGCACGTTGCTGAGCAGTGAGCATTGCCACTTGCTGTCTATTGGACAGATTCTGTAATCCCATCTGCTGGTATGTTTGAGCATCAGCAGAAGCAATTGGTAGTGCAGCTTCAAGTGTAGCTTGAATCATTGCTTGCCCAGCTAAACTAGAAGCCCCTAGCCCACGCTGTGCCAGTACAGATGTGACATTACGTAGAGAAGCTGCAGCCCATGGCGGGGGACTGCCAGCTTCAAAGGTAGACATCAAGGTATTAAGTTGACCCTGCACAGTCATGTCTGCAGTTACAACACCTTGTGCTGCCTCTGCTTGCTGCAGTGCAGCTTCTACTGCAGTCCTATCGACAGCAGCACCGGAAATAATTTCCCCTGTCTGTACGCCCCGAATTGGTGCACCAGTGATCTGGGTAGCTGTACCCTCAGCAGCCTTAAGTGTTCCAAGGGCAGTGCTGGTAGGTTCTACTTGTGCAGCTTGAACTTGTGCCTGCTGACTTACTACGCCTTGAGCAGGTTGCAATTGAGATACCGCTCCAGACACGCTAGGAGCCGCTACAGCAGCCTGCATTGTAGCTGCTGGGGTGGTGGTAGGGGCAGCAGCAGTAGCGGCTGTAGGAGCCTGTGCTGCAGTCACAGAGGCAGCTTGTGCTGGAGCTAGTTGTGTAGTTAGAACCTGATCTTCAGTGACCACATTCTGAGCAGGGGTAATAACAGGTGCCAAGGGTGACGTGGGCGTAGTCTGAGCCACCTGCTGAGACAGGGGAGTGATAGTACCCGTAGGTGTGGTTTGTGTGGCTGTGCTTGTGTTTACAAGTTCTACTTGCTCAGATGTAGGATCTACCTCTACCGCACCACCCTCTTGGTACATACGGACCATGCCGCCCCTAGCCATATATTTCTCAAGCACCGTAGTGTACTTACGTGACATGGCAGGGTCTGATTTTACAAACTCATCAAACATTTGCATTGGTCCATCATAGCCCAGTTTACGAGCTACGATTTCTTTTTGCTTCATATTAAATTCTTTAGTCGCCATATTAATCGCCACTTAAATATAAGTTCATTTCGTCCTTGCGTCTTTTAACAAGGCCCGGGAGTTCTTTACCACCAGCTTTAGTCCATTGCATGAATGCTTCTGCTGCTTCTCCAAACTCACCACGGTTGTGCTTCATTCTTATTGTAGAGCGTTGGAGATTGCCGAGGCCAACATTGAAAGAGAAGGAAACGAGGCTGTCAAAGCGAGACTGAGTAAGACCAGAAGGACACAGTCGTAATACACCTCGCTCAAACGAAGCCAAGTCACTGGATAGGATGTCATCAACTTCTGCCATGCTGAGGGTTCTATCCCACTCTGGGGGAATTGGTATACTTTTGCGTTCATTAAATGGAACCTTTATGTGATTTGCATCTATTACGTGGCCTACGCCGATTGTCCACAATAAAGCAGGGCATCTGTAGCCACGAGTACGAACACCCTCGTGGTGCTTAATCATCTCTATACATTTTTTGGATACATTCATTTCTTAAATGATTGACTTCCAAACCAGAATGCAATCACAGAAGAGAAGATGATGGCTGAGTCCTCATCCCAAAGAATTTCCATAGCCTGATCAAACGGAACACCTGTTTTCCATGCATAGAAAAATCCAAAGATGTTTACAAAGAGTAGCATACAAAACATCCCGTAGGTAATGACCGGACGGACAGAAGCCCTCATGTTAATTACCCACTGTGATGCACCTTTACCTATCTCAATGTCATGCTTATACAGTGCTTCACGTTCTTGCACTGCTGTCTGCATAGCAATTTGATCTGTTCTTATCTCTTCTATACGAGCCTGTGCTACAAAGCCACGCTCCATCATCTTTAACTCACGCTCAGTCTGCATCTGAGCTAATTCAAGTTCGTGTGCTTTGTCGGATCTGTCTTGAAAGAAATCTAATATCTTTGGCAGACCGCCCATAAGAAAAGAAATTAGCGTAGATAGTAGTGTAATCAATTACATTAGTCCCATGAATTTAAACATGCCATATACGATGGTGGAGGCAACCAATATCCAGAATATTTCCCTTCTGGTTTCCATTCTCTTACGATAGAACTCATCGTTAAGTTCTCTGTGCTGTTTTCTTAACTGCACAATTAATGTTTTTACTTCTGACACGGCGGATTTACCAAACTCCATTTCAATCTGTCTGTACATCTCCATCTCTGCGTCACGAATCTGCCTAATGATTTTGTATTCTTCATAGGCATTCATGAACATCATGTCACCACGGCGTTCAATCTGCTGTTGCTTTTTCTTGAGTGCAATTCTTGCACGTGCTTCTTCGTCAAGGAAAGCGTTTACTTCGTTAGCAGTTTCCTTAATCTCTCTGCCAACTTTTACAGCTTCTTTAATACCCCCTAAGGCAGCACGTGCTGAGGCTGCTGGGTCCATTACTTTAGTGGCGGTTTACCTAACCAGCCCCTCACTGTGTCTGTTTCGTATATGCGAAACCCCGTCCATACAATAGTAAATAGTGCAGCAATAGCAGGTAGAATCTCTGCTAATGTGCCTATGACAGTAACCACTGACAATGCGTCAGTGGCTTGCTTGATACCTTCTGTTGCCTGTGCCATTACGCACCCAGCCGGT